GTTAAATAGAATTTTCTAATATATAGTTTTCCTACTTGGAAATGTTTTTCTACTGTATTTCTTGCATCTCTTAAAATATCAATTTCATCAAGTATTTTCTGCCTAAATGCCTTACTCATACAACAACTCTATATAAGTCTAGTACTCTTTTGATGTGATCTGGAAAGTCAGTACTCGTCCTCATTCCTGAAGTGCCTTGGTTTTGCAATGTTGCTCCACCTAGACTCTGTCTTTGCTTATGTTCATCTTTCAAATAGTAAGTGATTAAATCAAATATAGCAAGTTGTAAATCTCTTGGACAATCAGCGTAACCAGCATTATAAGTAATCTTAACTGATCCTACGCCTTTCGGCCACATTTTGTTATTACCGTTTTCATCGGTTCTAATTATTGCATCAGATTCTAAGTCTACATAGTATTCATAGTTACCTGTTGTTAAAGTCGAATAAGCACCACTATAAGCGGTTCTTTCTTGAACAATATCAACTACCGTTAACGGACTCTCGCTGACAATTATCGTTGAGGTGTAGTTATCGTTAATTGAAAAAGTTTCAACTTTATTAGTAGAATAATAGTCAATAAACGAAGTTCCACAATATCGTTTTACTAAATCAGATATCTGAGGTACCATTACATTCAGGCGGTCGTCTTCTTTCTCGCCTCTGATGCCCTCTGCGTCTTTATATTCGTTTACTGTTACTAAATCTGCCATAATTATATTTTAAAAAAGTATAGTGGGGTCGTGAGACCCCACTATATATTAGCTATTAACTAGCTTTGAACTTATAAGCCCACTTAGAAGTAGCACCATCGATTAGATCGGTGAAACCAATTCTTTGTGAAGCAACAAGAACTCGTCTTTGGTTAGCAACTTCATAGTCTGACTCAATTGTCACACCACGTAGTCTTGGCATTACGTAGTTTCTTGCATATACTGCAACCGCTCCGTACTTATTAGCTGCTTGTGCAGGGAACTCGTCACAAAGTAGAACCTTTGATCCAAATACCTGTCCAATTTCACCAGTAAGTTTAGTCGCCATGTCACCAACTAGATTTGCATCTTGGAATTCTGCGTCTTCTAGTAACTGGAAGTAAGTGCCTTGTGAAACAATATAAGTTACGTCGTTAGGGTTAACGCCGTATTTGCCCATATTCTTTCTTAAAGCTAGCAAGTCTGCTGCAGTTACAGTATCTGTAGCTACTGCAGTTGTAGATTGTGTTTCATCACTATCTGCAGATGCCATTTTGATAAGACCATCAAAAGTACCTGATGTATAAACACCATCGCCTTGATTACCAAGTAATAGTGCATTTTCGATACCTTTTGCATGTGATCTAACAATTGATTCCCTAATTAAAGGAAGTATTGGCATAATTGCATCTTCTTCAGTTTCATTACCTAAGTAAGATTGTGAAATAAGTTTGTGAGTTGATAGAGTTTTCTCTGCCAAATCAATACCACCGAAAGGTGAACCATAGGTATCGCCTGTCTGTGCTAAGTTACCATGTGGAGATGTTCCACTGGCTGTTTGTGCTGTTGCAAATTCAGCATATCCAGAATCTGGAAGGATAGGGATAATCATGTTAGCGGAATTCATTTGAATTTCTCTAAACAAAGGAGCTAATACTAGCTCATTTTGAATATCTCTTTCAACATTTGTAGAAACAACTTGTTCAAAGTCTGCACTTGAAACGCCTACACCTGAGTGTGCGTTTACTTTTTCCATTACGCTTTTAGCGTAAGGAGTGTCAAATCCTCGACCAGTTGCTAATCCTAAGATTTTAGCATCTACAATGTCGCCTTCGAAAGCTTCTTTCCAGTCGCCTTTTCCTCTATCTGCAAAAATTCTTTTTGATTCGCGCATAGCTTGAATCTCTTCAGATTTTTCGGATAGTTCAGATTGAAGTTCTTTAACAACAGACTCTAAGTCTCCTTGTCTTTCTTCAACCTTAGCGGCAACGTCATTGATTAACTTCTCAGCTCCAGAAATACTTGACTTAACAACTACTTTCTGTTTTTCCTGTTCAGCGTCCAATTCAGCTTTTTCAGATGCTTCTACTTCAGCTTTCGCTGTAGCTTCTGCTTCGTCTTTAGCTTTTTGCTCGGCTTGTTTCATAGCAATGCTAGTTGCAGTTTGATCTGCCACTTGCTTTGCAAATGCTTCAAGGTCGAACTCAGGGCTTACTTCAGGAGTTTTATTTTCTTCTGACATTTTTGTCTCCGTTTTGTCGGCTTTTGCCTCGCTTGACTGCTCAATCTTTGCGTTAGCGTCGATTGAGGAAGTCTCTTGAATAAAGTCTTTTTTGAACTGATCGTACTCTTCCATACTATCAAATGATTTTGCTAGAGAGAAGACTGCGCTTTGGTTACAAGGAACCGAAACAACAGACACTTCAAATAGTTCAGCGTCCTTTATCTTATATCCATCGGTTTCTGATATATAATCAGCGTCCTTGACTTTGAAACCGACAGAAAAAGCTCCAAGAACGCCATCTTTAATAAGATCTTTAATTTCGCCAGCAGATTTGGATATACGAGCAGTAAGCTCTAGTCCGTTTTCTGTGACTCCTATTTCTTTTGCACGACCAATAGGTCTGTCATAGTTGTGGTTAAACAATATAACTGGATTGTTTTTGAAATTTTCCAATCCACCTTTTGTCCATGCGTTACTTTCAATAATATCTCCAGCACGATCCAATGCGTCCGTACTAGCTGATCCTTTGATATCTAGTCCGCCATCATCATCTTCTGATAACATTTTGAAAGAATTTGTCCAATGAAAAATCTTGTCAGACATAGTTAATCCTCCTTCTCGACCTTAGCCTTTTTGGGCTTAGGTGCTGGAGTCTCTACGACTGGTGCGACTTCTATTGGAAATCTAAATCTAGCGGCTGCTAAAACCCTGTTCCAGGAACCAAACTTTCTTCTTAGAAGATAGTCCCTTACAGGAGCTTTCTCGTCCGCTTTATAATCTGATAGGCTTACAGTATCCACGCCTTTTGCTTGCATGTACTCTGATAAAGCCCTTAGCATCATATGTTTTGTCATAATTATTCCTCTGCGGGTGGGGTGTCTTCGTTTTCCTCTGGCCTTCCACCTTGCTCTGGATTTGCGGCTGACCCTGCAATATTTGCAGGAACTCGCGGTTGATCAAATCCGTCAATCGTCTCAAGTCTCAACGCCTCCCTTGCTTCATTCGGTGTTAATATTCCCGTGTTTACAAGTGTGGCGTAGTAGTTTGCCTGATCTCTTAACTCAGGCTGAAGAGCGGGCACTTCGCTCACATCTTCATTTAGTTTAAAACCGAAGAACCTCTCGAAAGCATACCCCATCTTTCTAATGATAGGTAGTATGGTTTCTAAATAGTACAGACGATGATTTGGTCTAATGTTAGCATTATTCCCACCGTCCAATAAAATTGGTGGTACACCCATTGCTTCTAAAATTATTCTTTCATTAGTTTTTATGCCTTCTTGAAAGTCTAAGTTTTGGAAGTTTACTTCTGTTAGGTTTTCCACTTCTAATCCACCATCAAGGAATAACGGTCTACGACCTCCTGATTGTGGGTTATATCTAGCTACCCAAGCCTGTAACATTCTCTCTTTGATTTTCTCAGAGAGTGTGTTTGGGGACTTAAGTACTAAACCTGGTACTGCTCCGTTCTTGAAGAAGTTATCTTGGAATCTTCTCATACTTCCAAGTAACTGCATGGTTCTCCATGCTGGCTTCAGTCTAGGAACTCCTCTATAAATAGAGTTAAAACTGTTTTCTTTAATATGTATAATTTCTTTTGGACTATACTCAACTCCGTTGTCAAACACAAATTTTTCAATATATGTGTTTTCATCGGTTTCTATCGTAACTTTGTCTGCTGGTAAATGATAAAGATGCGCTCCATCAAAATACACAAAAATATTACCATCTATTAGTAAGTCGGTAATTAAGTTTCTTTTAAATGCGCTGACATCTTGAAAAGGATTAGGCTCTCTATTAAGTAGTATTTCGAGCTTACTTCGTCTCATGTTCTTGACGATATTATTTGTTCCTTTTAATTGCTCACCAACATCAAACGGTATATCCGCTGCGTCGTCCACTATCATGTTAACTGCGCGGTTTACTACTTCTAATTGTTCGTAAGCATTTCTATAGTTGGTAACAACTTCACGAGTACTTAAAGACCCGCCTTCTTCTCCTGCAATATAGGGCTGAGAAGGGTTTAACTTCTCGTATTCCTCACTTGGTGAGGTTCTTCCTAATATTCTGTCATACCATGCCATATTTGTCTCTCTGTATACCCACCCATCTCTCTTGTTTTCTTGCTGTTACTACTCGTGGGCGTTTGCCGTAGATGGAGTGAAGTTTCATATGATGTTCGTGACATAATGTAACAGCAGCTTCGTAAATTTCTTTGTTGTGTTTGTTAATAAACTGTTCGCGGACACTTAAAATATCTTCTGCATCAGCTATTTTTATCTTATTCTTTCTCAGCCAAATCTCTAACAACTCTGTTAGACCGTGAAAATGATGAAAGTCCAGATTCTCTGTTGTTCCACAGATAAAGCATTCCGTCCCTTTATTGTATTTCGACTTAGCCTTATCCCGAACATATTTAACTAGATCTCTTTTTAGTTCCATAACTTATTCCATTCATTAAATTATACTATCTTTTGGCACTGTTGTCAAGAACTATTTTTGTGCGGTGGTAGCTAGAAGCTAGTGGCACTTGTTTCGAACGAGTACAACGCATACCGTAATGCATCTGCCATATGAGAAGCATAGTTATGTTTTGGTTTTTCCCTTAGTAAATTCGGATTCGGATCCCACTGGTACTGATCAAGTGAACTTAGACTTTCGTGACATTTTTGGTCTACTATAAGTCTATCATTATCACAAATCGCTGCCACATGACCTATCCCGTCTAGAACAGATTTCTTTGCGTTAATAGTACTAATATCATAGTTTTGTGCAAAGTCAAATCTTGTTTGTTGAGCGGCCGAATCAATGTAAATGTAATCTATATCCCATTTTGTAATTAGTCTCGATATTTCTATTGCGTGTTGTTCTGTAGTTCTTTCTGCGTTGAGATACTCATCTAATAAGTAGTATTTCTGAGCGTCCCAATCATAACCTATTACACAGAAAGCTGTAGGGTCTTTGTAACCTACGTCCATTCCTGCGAATACATCCATTTTAGAAGTGTCAAGTTCTGTTAAATCTTGTTGACATTTCTCCAAATTAAATCCCCATACTTGACCTTCAAATACATTGAAGTCTGCCATATACTCTTGATTGAATTCAGATTCAGACATGGTTTTCCGTGCTTCTGCTATATCCTCATCAGAGATACGTGGGTTTTCGTGGTAGGTTGCTTTGACAGAAGCCCATTCAGGAAACTCTCCTGAAAAGCCTCTATGCCAAAATTCTGCAAACCAATTGTTTCTACCCCTAGGAGTAGATATAAAAATTGCTTTTGAGTTTTCTTTATCTAGTGTTGGTCGTAGTGCGACGTTGAAAGCGTCCCTTCCATCCACGAGTGCGGCTTCGTCGAAGATGATAAGATCGTAGGACCTACCAACGACCGAATCCACTTGATTAACCGATCCCATACGGATCGTAGAATGGTTCGAAAGCTCGATAACTTTATCTTTTGCATTATCTTTTATTACCTCCAAATCAAAATGTTTGATTAGTGTTCTTTGAAGGTCGAATGATATCTGCGAAAGTGAATAGTTTGGTGACATAAGTAAAACATTAGTACCTGGTACTAGACACACGAGTTGCCCTATTACATTTGCAATATATGTTTTTCCTTGCCTACGTGAAACTGCCGCAGTAACAAAACGATACTTCGGATTATTGATTGAATTGATGATTGCTACTTGTGTGCTATTAGGTTGAATACCCAATAAGTCCATGTAGCCTTCGATGGGAAGCTTAATGAATCTGCGTTCATCAAAACTCATTAAACTTTCGGTGACTATGTCTGTTCTAGATATCTCAAGCATTAGTGAATCGTTTCATTGTTAAAAAAGGATTCTACTTCATCTAAAAAGCCCTGTTCCTCTACTACGTTATAGAGGTACATGAAAGCGAGCGCAACATTTTTCATATCTTGCTCTTTTTTAGATAGTGCTCTTTTGTCTTCTACCATATTTATGGCGGCCGTAAAGGCACTGGCATTTACTATACTTTCTTGTAGCCATAAATGTCGTCCATCTACTACTTTCATGTTTTCTCCGTTTGGTTATACTCTAGTGTTGATTGAGGTAAGCAGAATAGCAGCATTTGCTGCGAATATTGCGTGAGCTCTATCTTTTACGATAACTTCTCTTTCTCCGCCACCTAAAGTAATTGTTCCGACTACTGAACCACTTGCTGCAGTTACGACTGTTACTAAGTATGCTGTAGTACTATTATTGTACATAGATACTTCGATACCATTCTCAACTGTTGATGCTGTGCCGGTAGTAGTTGGAGCCGCAATTTGCGCTCCTTCTAATTTAAATCTCATTGATTTCTCCGTCTCTTGCGAGCTTTCCCTTGACGCCATTTAATTGCTCGAAGGCGGCGCTTAGCCGCTTTCTTGCTTTTTGACGTTCCAGGAGTATTTTTAATTTTCCACCCCTTATTCGTTTTACGAACGGGCATAATTTAAAAGTTCTTCTTTACAAAGAACGCTGCACTGTCCATAAACTCTCCGTCTCTAGCTGAGTCAAGAACTTCCATTCCTAATACCCAACCTTTATCCGTAGTTTTTGAAACTGTGAACATCTGGTAAGTAGAATCGTCATATCTTATACCATGTCTTACTGATAAATCAACAACTTTAACTAGAGGCATTTTTAAATTAACTTCTCTATAGTTGTTTTCTCTATCGTCCATATCTGTATATTGATACATATCTATCCAATCATTACCAACTCCAACAAACCATTCTTCTGTATGGTCTATTGCTTTATCGTCGTAGCGATACTGGATTACTCCACCATCAAACCACCACTTATCGTTTACTTCTAAGAAGTAACCTGCGTATAAATCGTATTCATAACTTGCGTCACCAATACCCTCTACTTCGCCGAGCCATACGCCTCCGTACGCTCCTTTATAATCAAGCTGCATCCAACCCTGTGCGGATCTATTCCCCATAGATTGAGATTCACCTCTAAATAAATAGTCACTATACACTCCAACATCTCCACTCACTCCTGCGAAAGAAGGTAGTGTGAACATCATAAGTGCAACTGCTAGTAGCTTTTTCATTATTTTCTCCCTAATATTGCTGAGAGCAACACCTCACGGTCTTTACCCCGAGGAAGTGCCGTCAACTCCTTGGTTGTGAGAAGGCGGTGCAACTTTTCACGTTGCTTAAATATGAGTATCGCAGTAGCCTTCTCAATCGCGAATATCATAGGTGGTAAAGATAGTTTCTCTTCTAGTTTTCTTTGTTCAGCTGTTTGCATAACAGCCTCCTTAAGTTAATCAAGTAGAGGGTTTCTATCTTTCGCCTTTCCAATGTTTAATGCAAATCTGTCGATCCATTTATAAGCTTTTGCCCATAACTTATCGTCCATAGGTGTATCAGTCATAGCAACTACAGCTGAACAAACCGTGATAAGTATAGGTAACACTTGTATTAGTCCCCACAGTACTTTTATCAATTCAAACATTCTTCATCTCCCAGAAGGACTATGTCCTCCGCTTTTGCTTACTTATTAGGCCCTAATGCAACAGGTCTGGCCATTCCGCCAGTTGCCTTAACATCAGCGCTAGAAGCATAGATTTTATGAAACTGTCTACGTTTCCATAAAATCATTGACTCTCCTGCAGTTAATCGGGTTGATCCTATTAACACAGGGGTGTCTCCGCTACTACAATAGTATACAGTTTCTACATTTGCCGATTCATTTACGATTCGTACATATGTTAATCTGTCTCCACATGTAACAGCTGTTTCTTTTGTGGTGGGCAAAGCAATAACTGCTTGTCCCGGTGAAAATGCTAACATTTTACTTTCTCCTTTTACCTCGCCTTGCTTATCGTCTTAGAGAGGCAGGTAATTTACCATATCCTCTTTTCTTACGTTGAAGCTGTTTCTTTCTAGCTAGTAGTAAGTTTTTTCTGATGTCGCGTTTTTCAACAACTTCCTCAACTTCAACTTCTACTTCTACTTCTTTTGTAATTTTTTTATCCATTAGCAAACTCCATCGCTGCTTCTTTAGAAGCATGTTTACTTTGCTTGCCGTTAGGGTCTAAGAGGCAATGAGCCCCTCTCTTTACATAGTAACCCCAACCTTCAGGTAATTCAGATAATTCAGGCTTCTTCTTAGAAGGTGCCTTTACCTTTGGTGACTTAGTCACATCTTTCTTGTCATATAATTCTTCCATAATTTCTCCTAATGTAGGTTTAGCATGGCAAGTATTATGCCACCCATTGTTACAATTGCCGCGCCTGCGGCTCCGATTAGTATTGTTTCTATACGTGTTATTGATTCATCAAC